TGAGTCTAGCAGTGTGAAGTGGTTCGGTAAGGCTCGGTCTCGTCCCGTTTTGGAAGAGATGATGAAGAAGTCTATCAGTCCAAGTGTTGAGAAAATCAACGGAGAGTGGGTGGCCTCAGGCAAGTATCCACCCAGCTTGAAGATGAAGGTTCCAGTCTACGATGGCCGTGTCGCAATGGATGTTGCAGACGGACAAGGCAAAGCGGTTGAAGTCACAACTGAGAACATTCAACAAGTGTTTCCCAAGCGAGTGGAAGCAAGCATCGTAGTCAGTCCAAGCATCTATGTCTCCGGTCAAGGATTCGGTGTGACCTGGAGAGTCAGCTATGCGCGTGTTGCACCTCCACAGCGCACAACTGCAGCTCAAATCTTCGCAGACGAGATAGAACAGGAAGTTAAGGCTGAACCTCTTCAAGAGGAGGAACAACAAGAGGAACAGGAGGAGGTGACATCTGCGTATGTGGAGACTCCATCGGCTCCTCCTGTAACACCTGTGACGTCTCCTGCACCACAGGTTGCTCCTGCTGCTCCTGCGAAGAATCGTCGTCGTGTCGCTGTAGCCTAGACCAAACACTTGAGTCTAGCGGTGGATGATGTAGTTTGAAATCAAAATCCACAAAGAATGTTTTTTCCTTGTCCGGGAAGTCCAAGTATTGCGGCACAGACTTGCAGTCAGGTAACCGATGGAGTGATTTGCGACCACAGTCAGTACAGGTATAGACAATCGGACGAATGACTAACATGCTGGGTGTGACAATGCGTACAGGTCCACATAAGCAATGTTCTAAGAAGCGTTCAGGTGTCGTCCATTCTTCATTCACATATCGGTCAAACACATGTCGAGGGAGTTTCGACCAGAGTTCATCGTCTTCGGTCCATCCAGGTTCTTGAAGCAACGTTCCAAACTCAGACTCGTGAAACCATAAGACTCGCATGTCTGCGTGGTCTTGGAGCGAATGCTCCGCGCATCCAACTCGTTCTAAGGAATCGTTGTATAACCAATACACATCTGCGTGGTCATACGAAGGGTCTCGCGTTCCGCGATAGACTTCTTGACCGTCCATCATCCAGGTATCCGCTACGACATCCAAATCATTTTCGGTGATGTCGGAGGAAATGTTCGTGTATAAGAACTCGGGGTGTAGCCGTGAAAACATTATTGAATCGTTAGTTTACGCAAATGAAACTGAAACGCAGACATCGTGACGACAGACCGTCTTGGTTGCTGAACGAGATAACTCGTGGCGTTTGCGTCGTCCCTCGGCCGCTTGAAGGGTGGTCGAACACTCGTCCATATCTTTTTGAATGTCATCGTAGTGGGTTTCAAGGTAATCTAGAATCTCGTCCTGAATCGCCCACTCGAAGAAACTGAGTTGTCCTACGGTGGTATTCAGCTCCATGAACTGAATGCGTTTCCAACGACAGAACGGGTCAAACATCTTTTTGCTATACGCTTTGAGATGTGCTTTATAGGCGAGATAGACAATCACATGTCGTCCAGTCTTGGTGACAAAGGAAATGTTATGCTTCTTTGCATAATTGGTCACGAGCCAGTCAATGAGTCGTAAACTAATTTTAGACTCGCCCGAGAGAATGGTCTTCACCCGAGCGAGTACTTCGGGATTACTATAGAATCCCGCGAGTCGATGTAGGACGAGTTGGTCTTTGCTTTGAATCTCCATAGTGGGTTTAGTTGCGCTCATTGAAAATGCCTTTTATATATAATGTCAGCAATGTATCTTTCATCCGTAGGGGCAGACCTAGACCAGATTGAACCTCATACACGCGAGCTAGGAAAAGTCGTAAACGAAATGCAGCAAAAACTTACGACTGAAGTGCGAGTGTTGGAAGGCACTGAGGTTGAATCCTATCTTGCAGTGAGACTTGCTCTTGAAAACGAACTTTCAACGACGAAGCTTACAGAAGAACAATGGAAGAGCGCCTTACTGAATGGTTGCTCGACAACCGACCCTACACAGGACTCAAACGAAGAGTCCGAGAGTTTATCGCGTTTTGCAGGACTCTTGAACCACGACTGCCGCTTCGTGTTCTTAAGCAACAGGTCAACGCCCTCGTCGAACGACTCATGCTCGGGGAAGTCGGACGACTGTGGATGCGAGACCGATGCTACGAGCGTGTATTGCGAATGTATGGAGCGAACGACCAGCGGACAGAGGCCTGGCACGCCAAACGAAGTGAAATGATTACAGCTTCGGAAGTCTATGGAGTGTTCGGTTCTGAATCTGCACGACGAGAAGTGATGATGCGAAAGTTGGAACCCAAACCTCCTGGCGAAGGAAATGCGGTCCCTGCATTGTTATGGGGTACACGATTCGAACCGGTTGCAAAGAAGATTTACGAAGAGCGAACCAAGTGCACGATTACCGATGTCTCGTGCGTCCAGCATCCACGCTATGCATTTCTAGGCGCATCGCCCGATGGATTGATTGTGCCGAACAGCGATGACCCAAAACGCTATGGTCGACTGGTCGAGTTCAAATGTCCTATCAGTCGTGCAATGAAAGCCGAGATTCCACCTGGATACATTCACCAGATGCAAATGCAGATGGAATGCACGGGGATTGACGAGTGCGAGTATGTCGAGTTTCGATTCAAACAGGTGAACTATTCAGAATGGGTTCGAAGCACCGAACAGAAAGGTATGTTTACAGTCTACGAAGATGGGAAGGTCGTCTACGACAAAGACATCTACGAAGATACGACTCAAGTCATCTATTGGTTACTGACCTCCATCAAAGAAGACTTTGTGCCGAAGGACCCAGAATGGCTCTCTAAACATTTGGAAGGCCTGACACAGTTCTGGAATGAAGTGTTGGAACACCGCAAACAAGGAACATTGCCTCCTAAAACAGAGCTTAAACAAATTGCATCGTTGGACTTATAATGGCATGTTATTGGGCGGGTGCATATAGTGTGTGTACAAAGGGTGGACCGATTGATAGATTCGTTCGAACCCTTTTTCCAGAGATTACGATTTTGTCTTCAGATGGGTTTGGACTTGAAGGGTTTGGTAATACGCCCGTGCATCAGTATCCCTCTTCAAAGTATGTCGGTGCACTTTGTTCGCGAGTCCAAAAGGAAAACCTAGTGCTTCTTCCATTGGATGATATAACTTTTGAGTATGGCCTATTTAAAGGAGCTATACTACCCGAGTGGCGCACACGGCGACCTATTCTGTTTTGGCGTGGTGGGTCTTCTGGGTATGAGATTCCTTCGATTCGTGAACGAGTGATTGCAGCTCTTATTGGCTCTCCTCATTCGGATGTAAAACTAACCCATTGGGGTGGATGGGAAGATGGTAAGGGTATTCCCGAACACTTTTTTGCAGAACGGTGTGGTATAGAACGTCACTTTCATTATAAGTACATTCTCATTGTGGACGGAAACTGTATTGCGTCCAATCTTCAATGGGTGTTTGGGTCTGGCTCAGTTCCAGTGATGGTTACGCATCCAGACAATGACTTTTGGTTCAAGAGATATTTACTACCCATGGTAAACTATGTACCCATTCACTATGATTTGTCAAACTTGAATGAGACCTTGGAATGGTTAGTTACACATGATGAAGAGGCTAAGCAAATCGCTCTACAAGCAAAGAATCTAGCAGATAGCATTTTTGAACCACAGTTTCAACGCGAACATCTAGAGTCTGAATGCAAGCGTCTTACAAAGTCATTTATACCAATGCCGTCTAATTAATCAAATGTTCTACCTACGTGAGCAATCCTTACGAACCGACACACCGGTTCTTCAAAAGCTATCACCGGATGGGCTATTGTTTCTCGAAAAACAAATTGCATATGATTTTGCAAATACTGGAGTGTATGAACGATCACTCATTGATTGGGCAATGTCCATGATGGACCCAAGCAAAGTCTTTGTCGACATTGGAGCACATGTGGGAACTTGGACGCTTCCCTTTGCGAAGAAGTGTGTCCACGTACATAGCTTTGAATGCTGTCCGCGAACGCACAACTTTTTATGCGGCAATGTCGCATTGCGAGGACTCGATTATGATGTCACAATCCATAAGACTGCATTGGGAAATCATACCGGAAGCCTTCCCTATTATTTCAGGTCGGAAGACGGAGGTGGAAACAGCTGCATTGATTTCAAAGACAAGGTATGTGACTCGATTCAAGTCCCGATTACAACCTTGGATTCGTTCAATCTTTCGAATATTGGTCTGATTAAGATT